GAAGTCTATTTCATCTTTTGTTGCTGTCTCAGCGTTTTCTGATGAGTGTTTGAATACCCCTCCGTTTTTAATCTGATAAGCTGCAAATGGTAAATAGTCCACTAGTGCATAGTGAATAAGCATTGGTTGAATATAAGTATTAACTAGTTCTAAGTAGTCTCCGCTTAGTGTGCCTGCAATAATGTCTGCGCTGATCTTGTTGTATAAATCAGTTCCTAGATAGTTACGAATGTGAATCTCTTGAGCGATTTTAATAAACTGTATAAACTTGTCAGTATCAACATTCCCATCTAAGATGCTGTTTCGTACTAAATCCTGTCTCTTTATGAATAATGCTGTTGCCATATCTATCTAGGGTTTGCGTATCCGTTATTCGGCATATCTATTGGTCGTTTTGCTACTAGTGGATCATTCACCTCAGGAATCAACCCTTCACTCTTTGCTTTATTTACACTCACCTCAGCATTAGGGTTAGTAGCATCAGGTCTTACATCTTTTGCTCTATATGTTTTACGCATCCAAAAATGATGACAATTAGCACCACCTTTATATAGCCATATTGAATAAGTATCTGCACCCGCTAATCCAAATCCTGCATTTACCGCTTGACTTCCCATTTTCTCAATATCTTCCTTACGGTATATCTTAGCAGCACCAACCATCTTCTTACAAAATTCTCGTGAGTTCTGTTTTGTAGTAAGTGGTGCATATTGGTATCTTACCTTAAAGAATGTTTCTTCTACTTGCTGATCTTGCTCTGAAGCTGCATTAGGATTTGCTCTACCCGTTGAAGCGAGTCCAAGCATTTTATCTAGCCCTTCTTCTGTCTCATAATTCACAGGTCTTTCATCAATAAGTTCCCAGTTATCTAAGTCCTCATCCTCTCCTAACTCCTCAAGCGCTTCAAAGATTTTATCTAAGTGTTCGTCTGAAGTATCGTTCTTATCTTGCTTAGACATCTTCACCCCTGTTTCCTCTTCGACTTGCTCTTTAGTCATCGCATTATCTAGGTCGGTGAACTCAAGTGGCTGAAGCGTTTTAAAGTACAATTTAAGAGCGATATTATTGAAAGCTAATACCGACTCAAAGGCATCTATTAAAAGTGTCTGAAACGGTCTAATAACGGTGTTATCCATCAATGTAGAAGCCGTTTTTAACTCGTCTGCATTGTTGCCAAGTCCTGAGTTGTCTTTAATACCTAAAAGCATAGGTGAAACGACACGGTGAGATACCATTATCTTTCTCATCGACTCGTCAGAAAGGAACTGATACTGATTGTGAGCATCACTTAATTGTACAGGCTCAATAGAAGCTGCACTCTCTGAAGAATCATTAAACGCTAAGATGAATTTACCCGCATTACTTGATCCTGAGAACTTTTGATAGATTCTTTGCTCTATAAGTGTTCTCTCCTCCTCATTAGGTACTCCGTTATTGAAGTTAATCAACATAGAAGGTGCAAGACCATTCATAATGTTATTGAGGTGGTAGTTAGAGATTTCTTCTTCTAGTTCTGCATATTGTAACCCTCCTTGATAATCAACAGGTGAGTAGTAAGTGAATCCTGCTCTATAAGGCTTAACAAATAATATCTCAATACCTTCTTTAGAGAATCCAAATGCAGGGATGCGTAGAGGTTTATCTGAAGGTTTTACTTTAGTCCAATCCGACATATAGTAGTACGCTTCAATATCACCATCTTCGTTACATTTCTCTGCTCTTAGTGTTTCAACAGGGAAGTGTTCTACTTGTAAAATTTTTGAGTGGTCTTTAGAGTAAATAACTTGCATTGCTGCACCACCCATAAGTTTTAAGTCGTATGCTAACTTTCTAACGCAGTCCTTAGAGAACATAGACTTCATTTGCGCATACTGATCAGGTTTTTTATTTGAATCAGTAGCATCTAATCCTTTACCGTATATCATTTCTGAGATACCGTTAATGATAGCGTTATTTGTAGCTGATCCGTTGTAGCGATCTATTAGATATTGATAGTAATCATTATCCTCACCATAGTTCACCCAATCTCTATTCTTTTGTTCTATAATCTTAGGAGATGTATAGGTGCTAAAGTTTACGACTCTTAGATCGTTGTGTACTTTAGATTTGTTATTGTGCGTTCCTCTGCTCATAATAAGATATAATCATTGTCGTAAGTGTCCTCTGTTACATACTCACCGTCATTTACAGAGTAGTCTGCAATAGTTTGGTCAGTACAGAAGATTTTGTCTTTATATATAACGCTAGAACCGCTTAAAATTGTCAGTTCATAGAAAACATTTTCTGATAGCGAATATGTGGTCGAAAATACTAAATACCCCTTATCTGTACTAGTACTAACATCCTCTATAAGAGTAATATCGTTTGTGCTTTCATTTCTTAGTCTCACATCTATTGTAGAAGGATAACTACGAGGAATGATCTTCATTTCTTGAGCCGATGCACTTGTTGTAAGTATCTTCATATCTATATAACGAATCTTAGAGGTAGTTTTGCATCATAAACAAAAAAAGGGGCTTATTAGCCCCCTTAATTGTCCTTATAAAGTTAATTACGATGCAGGTGATACCGCAGGAGTAATTTGAGTACCTGAAACAGATACCGCAGCAGAAAGCGATGTAGGAGGTTCTTTTTCAAGAGCCTCGAAAGTCAAAGTGAATCCTGAGAAATCTCCCAAGTTTGCACCCGTAGCAAGGGTTCCGCCAGTTAGATCAGCCCCGTGTTCAAGACCTACTAACCATTGTTGCCCGTTATAATCCTCAACTACGATGTGAGGTTTATTTGAAGCTAATAATTTAATTTCATCTTGAGTAGTAGAATCAAGAAGTGGCAACTGTAATGTTACAGTTTGCGTGTAGAAGATAGAGTTATTCTCACGAGAACCGTTAATAGAAGTCTCTAAAGATGAAGCACCTTTTACGTCATATTGATACCACGTTGCAAGAGCAGCGTTAGCTACACTCATATCGTCTTGGTATTGTGCAAAATAAACGTATTTAAGACCTCCTGCGGTTTTCTTGCAAGGCAACTCTCTACCGTTAAGTGTTAAAGAACAAGCCATAAGTTTTTATACAATTAAAAAAGGGTAGGCAGGCTCAATCGGCTTACCTACCCCTTTTCGTTAAACAATTTATTTATTAAGCTAAAGTAAGTAAAGCAAGATCAGAACCGATTCCGTACTGTACTCCCGCAGTAAATCTCATTACTACTCGTACATTTTGAGAACCATCAAGATCAGCCATATCGATTAGCTTAACTTCGTTGTGGTCAGAAAGAAGTCCTGTACCGAAGTAAAGGTTGCTAGCTTGACCTGCAACGATGTGATCAGTTGGCATACCCGATGCAAGTTGAACTTTGATACCCTCGAAAGAAAGAGCGTTACCATTGTCGAACCATTGTGTACCTTGAGCGTTGATACCCGCAGCACCAAGACCTGAAGCACCGAATCCACCTAAAGCACGAACGTATGCTTGGTAAGCAACTGTTGGTACATAGATAGTTAAATCTTCTTTACCGATTACTGCTGAAGGAAGAGCATCAACCGTGTTTCCTAAAAGAGTAATGATGTTAGAAGAAGAGAAAGAAGTTTCAGAACCGTTAGCAGCATCGTTTACATCTCCATCAGCAGCAGCAAGAACTGTGATACCATCAAACTCACCTGCAGTAGCGTTTACTCCACCCCAAATGTTTTGCTCAGTTTTCTCAGCAACAAGACCTGCAACGTGCTCAATGATAAAATCAGAGAATGATGGAGGTAGGTTGTCAAAAGCAGAGTATCCCATTTCGATAGCTTCCCAGTCAGAACGGAAGTCTTTTTTACAGAACTCTAAATTTACTTGGAACTCTTCAGGTTGAAGGATTCTCTCAGTTAGAGTTACAGTAGCAGTATCAGCGAAGTCGCAAGTAGCATCTTTGATAACATTAGCATCAGTAGCAACTTTCTTGATAACTTCTTTGTACTTTACGTTTGGTTTGATAGTGATAGCACCATCAGCCAAAGTTTTTCCGCTAAGAAGGGCAGCCGAGATATATTTCCCTGCAAACTCTCCTGCGTAGGTAGTGGTAATTGAAGTAGTTGTAGCCATTTTTGTTTATTGATTTAAAAGTTTATTTAAAATTTGCGATTCTTGCCCTTACTCTATCACGAGTAGATTGGCTTCTGTTTTGAGCGTAAAGGAATTGTTCTTTTTTAGCTTCACCCTCTGGATTGTGTTTCAATGGTGCAGCAGCAGGAGTAGCAGATAACTCTTCTTTTACTTGAGCCTCTACTTGCGCCATTTCTTCTTTAGCAGATTTAAGTTCATCTATCATAGCTTTGATTTCCTCAATAGCAGCAGCGAACTCTTCTTTTTTAACATAACCCATTTCCTCTTCAGCAGCTTCTACTTCCACTTCAGCCTCAGGGGCTTCTTCTTCAGCAGGTGCTTCTTCAGATTTGATCTCTTTAATGATACCTTCTTCTTCCACAACAAGAACACGACCATCCTCCATAGCATATTCACCTACTGGTAGAGCGATTTTATCCTCTTCAGTAATAATGAATACTTCAAAATCAGGTGCAAATTCTTCTGCTTCCAAAACAGTACCATTCTCTAAAGTCATTTGAGCCAATTCCACTTTAGTTTCTTCAGTAGTTTCTACTACCTCAGCCTCAGCTTGAACTTCCTCAGAAGCCTCCACTTTAACCTCTTCAACCTCAGCAGATAACTCAATGCCTAGTAATGATTTGATTTCTTTTAGCATTTCTGTTGGTTTCATATTAATATAACGATTAAGGGTTTTTATTTTGCATTTTCATTATTCAGTTCCCCTAGTTCTACCTATCCCTTGCGCCCATAATGATCCATCACAGCACTTTTTTGAATAGGTATTTGCATCTTTGCATAAACAGCCTCTTGAACTGTTCTTAGGAGATGAATATGATGGTGTCTTATCCTTATGCATAGCTTTGTGTCTTTTGAATAAAGTAAATAATATCCCACACAGTAGCAGAGCCTCCTGAAGCGGTTATTTTCCAAGTAGCACCCAAATCAACAAAGTCTGAATCTGCATACCATTGGAATACTCTATGGAAGTCGTGTTCTACATCGTTTCCTTTAGGGAATGTAGCTTCTGATCTTATTCTGTCATAAGGAGTACCATTACCACCTTGTAGCTGTACATCCATATGCGTTTGATTCGCATTAGGTGCAGAATACTTAAATACGATAGTCATTACATAAGTGTCGTTCTCATTGTCCGCTAGTATCTTGCTAGTAGATGAGTTGTAATAGTCAATACCCGTATAGCTTCTGTATATTGTTGCAGCATCATTAGGAAGTGTAACTTCAACACCATCTGACAAAGCCAATTTATTAGATGAGGTATAAGTTCCATCATCGTATCTTGTCCATCCTAATCCTGATCCTATTCCTGACTGTGGATAGAGTTTTACCCACTCACCATTATATACAGTCCATACACCCGCAGAAGTTGTAACATAAGCCCCTTCTTCGATGTTATATTGTAGTCTAACCGCCTCAGTATCTACATCAGCTTGTACTTTGTAAGATGTGTTATATACGTTTGCCATTATCTACCTTGTCCTTTATATGCTTTTTTGTAATTCTTTGAACTTTTTAGTTTGCTAGTCTTAGTCTTAGCGTGTACACCGTGTCTATTAACTTTAGGCTTCTCGATCTTTATGTGTGCGGTCTGTCTAGCCATCGATTTCTTTTAGTTTAGAAGCCGACCATCTAAGTCCCGCTTTACCGCCCCATAGTAAATACGAAATAGTGCCACAAGCACGTGAATCGTTTTCATCATAGTATTCTTCT